TTCGGCACAGGTATCGCGACATTCGGCCTCTTGCTCCCTGACTGACCGGCCGCGCTTTCTGTCTTGGCTTACTCGGCAATAAATAAGGGCTTTCATAAGCACTCACTCTAACCAAGTTTGTCACCGCACAAGGTGGATGCAGGAGGTGTTTAGGTTTCGACTACGCGAGACGGCCGGCGTTCTCCAGTGCAGGCGATGTCCTTCGGCCTTAGTGTCCCACCTTCGGAGGCGGACTCCGAGACGTAGACAAAGGCGGAACTCATGCAGAGCACCATTCAGAACACTCCGAGCCTCGAAGCAGTTTGCGAGGTGGCCGGCGTGGATCTCGAACAGGCGAGAGCGGCCCGGGCAGTTTGCTCCGAGGTCATCCCTCAGCTTCGACAGGTACTCGACACCCTCGGACCGCTGCTCACGATTGCCAGGACGACCGGCAGCGTTGACCTTCTCGACGACGACAACTCCGAAGCGTTCTTCGAGCTGGTCGGGCTGACTACCGGCAGGAGCGAAGTGTTCGAACTACTCGTCCTACTCGAAGTGGCAGCGTCGGAAGACTCCCAGTGGTCCCCCGAGTACGTCGAGGAACTCGCAACGAAGCACAGGATCACGCTCCCGGCCTGATCGGTCAGAGACGCGAGACGGCCGGCAGTCCCTCGAAGGGCTTGCCGGCCGTCTCAGCATGAACCCGGCAACTTGCCGTTGATTACTTATCGGCAGCTTCGGGCCGGAGTTGAGCAGGAATCTCAGAAAGTTTCAGCCGAGAGCGGCGACGGCTTCGGAGAGGTCACCGAGTCGGCGGGTGTTCGTGAGTGCTTGGCCGGTGACGGTGAGGTAGCGGCCGTCTCCGTAGACCTCAAGTTCTCCACCGGTGATCTTGATTCGCCGGCCACCGAATGGCAGCGAACCAGTTCCCCATATGTGGAGACCGTCGCCACTGGGTGAGGTTTCGACGTAGGTGGCCGGCAGCGTGTCCATGAACCCTTGCGCCCAGTCGGCAACTTGGCCGTTCGCTATGCAGTGGTCGATGTCGATGCAGACGATTCCGTCACCGTTCAGCACGAACCCGAGGCCGACACCGGCTGTTGAGTTGTTCGCAAGATCGAAGCTGCACCATGTCGAAGGGTTCGTCGACGATGCGATGTGGTCGTCATAGGTCAGTGGGATCTTGGCGCGGCTTCGACGAATCCACCGGTGACGCTCGACCAGTTCGGTCGGCAGCTTCGGCCTAGAGCGAAGGGCAGCGACTCGGCATCGACCCGAGCAGTAGCGCGCGTCGGCTCGAACCATCGGGGAAAGGCGAGTCGAACAGTGTCGGCAAGTGCGCATGAGAGAAGCATACCGTAACGGCTATGACTCTGCACGCTGGGAGAATAGGAAAGCCAGTCGGACTTCGGGGGAGGTTGACGGCCTCAGATAGCGCCCTGAGTGTCCGCTAGGTCCGGTCGGAGTTTCCAGATGAACGGAACCCAGTTCGGAGATCCGAACTGGCCGTGTCGCCGGTGATTGGTTTGGACCCTGATCCAGTCGGCCTTGTCGCTCACGAAGCGTTCGAGTAGCTCGGGATCGGCCGGCAGGTTCTCCGCGGGACCGTAGAGCAGAGCAAGCGAAGCGAAGATGAGTTCGTTACCTGTGAACACCGGTCCCTTACCGCCGCGTCGCTGCCGTCGCTGAGTCATCGCCGGCCCATTCGTGGCGGCCGGTCCTCTTCGGGAGGATCGAGCACGCGCAGTTCCCGAAGTAGCCGGGCGACAGCTGTCCTGTTGGCGAGTTCTATGCCGGCCGCTGGATGAGGCTTTATTTGCGAGTACCTGTCGGTGACGGTCAGTCCCTCTTCGGAGAGGATCGTCCTGGCACTGTCGGCGCGGTCCATTGAGTCACAGCAACGCATGAGAAGTTCACGCGCCGGTGGGTCATCGAGTGCGTAGTCGTTGACCATCAAGCGCCAAAAGACCTTGCTTCGGGCCGAGAGGTGCGGAGGTGGGGAGGTCGAGGGCTTCGACATGGGTTCCTTCGAGGTCGGTTTCATGGGCGAACCGGCGGCGTGCTCACGAGAAGTTGGGGAAGGGCGGGTCCCGCTGAGAGTGGTGAATGAGGAAAATCGGCGTGCGGTGGCACCTGTGCGCGCGTCTCGCGGCCTTGTGGGTTGGGAATGCATCAGGGTTCATTGCGGCTTCGATGAGTGCCACACAAGCCCACAGAGAGGGTGACTCTCGGGCCGTTTGCGTTTGTGCTGTTCACGGAACCAGAGCCGTTACAGGGTGGGCGCCGGGCCGGCATTGCGTTGTTCGTTTCATTGTTCGAGTAGCTGCCCTGCGGCCTGCCCCGAGAGTGTCGAGGCAGGCCGGCGGGCGTTGGTTGCAGTTTCACGGTTCCAAGCTCCGCTCGACTACGGGTGTCGAAGATCCCCATTCAGAGGAAGAAGTTGAATGGTTCACGTCGACCGGTGTGACGGTGACGACCCGGCACACTCTCGGCCACCGAGGGTCAGGAGAATCCCTCACTGGCGAAGGTCATTAGCTGGCAGCGCCGATAAAGGCCTTGCCGGCGTTCGCGTCGACGACCTTCGAGTCGATGCGCTGGACTGCTCGCATCACGACCATGTCGTTCTCGAACTGAGCGGACTGGTCGATCTCGATGCGAAGTGCGCCGGCCATGCGAACGGTGAAGTACCGGCTCATGTCAGCGAACAGGATCGACTTCGCACCTGTTGCCGTCGCGGGTGCTGACGGGTCAGTGAAGACCGGCCGGCCGAGAATCGTGGCAGGAACGTCAGCCGACAGGCTCGGAGTGAGCAGGTAGCGGTCCGTCGTGTCAGTCAGTTTCGCAATGGCAGCAAGAGTCGAATCACGCATGATCCAGCAAGCGTTCGTTCGGTACTCAGGAGCGAGGCTGAAGAACAGGTCGAGCAGGTTGTCGGCTGTCGGAGCGCCGGCCACGCCGGTCCCCGAGGTCACACCGGTGACCGCACTAGTGAACGCGCCGAGAGGTTCGCTCGATCCGTTGCCGGTGATCAGCTTCGGACCGTAAGTCTGACCGAGAGCCGTGGCGAGGTTTCGCGCCAGGTACTCCGACAGATTGACGTTCGTGTCCTCTTGCAACTCCCGAGACCAGCTCGTCAACGTGGCGAACTTGTAGGCACCGAGCGTCACCGTTGCCAAAGTCGGATCGGATTCGGCAATAGCCGCGGCCTCCGCATACTGAGCGGCCGACGAATAGCTCGTAAACCTCGGGAGCTTGAACGAAGCCCCGTTCGGGGTATTCAGCACGTTCACATTCGAACGCATCACCCCGGACGACTCGACGAGATACTCGTAGATATTCGAGGCGGCAAGGATCGGAACAGGAGCGCCGGTCGAAGTCGTGACGATGTCGCGCTGCTCGAACTTCTGAAGTCGGCCATCGGCAAGGGTTCGCTTGCCGGCCATCATTGCGCCGAGAGGAACGTCGACAGGCGTGCCGGCCATCAGTTGGGAGTGGAAGTTCTCACCGTTGCCAGAGAGACGCGGGCCACCGAGGTCGAGGGGAAGTCCGAGACGGTTCCGGCTCTCGACGATGTGAGCGTGTCGGGCTTCGCTGACAAGCCCTCGCGGTGCGTAGTCGAGGAGTTCTTTGAGGTGAGTGATCTCGGAGAGTGCGGAATCGAAGGAACGCGCTTCGGATGCCAGGAGGTCACGGTTCTCGCGTGAGGCGTGATCGAGCATCCGAGAGTTCGTCTCGACAAGCTCAGCGTGGCGGGCTTCGATCCAGTGGTATTCGGCGACCGTGGTCGGGTCGGTAACTGTGTGGTGTTTCATGAGAGAAGAGTCCTTTTGTGAGGCGGCTGAGAGCACGCCAACGGAGTCCCTACGACGAACGCTTCGTGTCGGGCCGCTGAGGGGAGCGGGTGACACAGGTTCGAAGCGGTGCTTCGAACTGCCCCAGTGGTGTCGTGCTGTCGATCCGAGCGAAGCCAACTCGGGAGCGGTGCTCGGGAGTAGATGGCAACACAAGGGTCGAACTCTTGAGCCGATCCGGGTGGGGTGAAGATTCGTCCTTAAGTGTACGCGATCGGTGTGACGCATGTGCGATTACGACGGATCAGTTTCGGGTCTGATTCGCACCGACTGTTCAGCGACGGCCAGTCGAAGCGCGGCCTGATCACACACACTGACCAACGCTCGATAGAACTCGGCCATGTGAGGTTCCGAGGTCTGCCGAGACTGGTGAGCAAGGGCGACCTCGAGCGCGTGCCGGCCGGCTTCGGTCATTGCCATCACGGACAGTTCGAGTCGTTCGGTCGCGACACTCATTCGTCCCTCTCGGCTTTCTTCTCGGCCCGGCGTGCTTTCGCTTTCGCAGACTTTCGGCGTTCGTTCTGTTTCGTTCGGGTGTGCGATCGAGCGGTCATCGGTTCGTGTCCTGTCGGGTGTCGTGGAGTCGTGCGCGGTCGACGAGTGCGGCAAGGTGTCCGAGTAGCGCTTGTGCTGAGTGATCGTCGGCCGCGCCGGCCTGGGCTAGTTCGAGTAGGTCAGCTGCCTCGGCCGGCGTGAGGGCGACAAGGGGAACCCTGCCCATCGTGCTTGGGCAGGGTTGACTTCGAGTGCCCTCTTCCTCCGGGTCTAAGTCTCGAACCCTGCCCTCCTGCCCAACCGTGCCAAAGGCACGGTTTGGTGGGCAGGCTGGGCGCACGGTTCCAGACGATTCTTCGACCCTGCCCATAGTGGTTGGGCAGGGTGTGGGCAGGGTGGGCAGTGGAAGGTTCATGCGGCATCCAACTCTTCGAGGTCGACTCGACTTGTGAGGAAGTGTTTGTGGGTTTGTCCAACGTGTTGCACCTCGATCTCGCCGGCCTTGATCATCAGAAGGAGCGTCTCGTCGATCGCTTCGTTGTTGCCGGCGATAGCGCGCATCGATGTCTTCGAAGATCCCGGGTACGCGATGAGCTGTTCGATAATCCTCGGCCGGAGGTCGGCACGTTGAGTCGCTCCGGGTAGGTCTATGTGGGCGATGACACCGCCGTCCGGGTAGGCCGTCAAGTGAACGTCAGCGATTGGAACTAGACCGGTCGCTGTCACTCCCTGCACATGGGCGCGCACTCCCCCAGGTCGATCCTTGGCGATCGAGAGCCGCACAAGACCTTCCACCGGTTCGTGAACCGAACGCGAGAGCGGACGTAGTCCCTCGGCCATGTAGGCGGCACCGGTCACTCCGTTGAGCTTGTGAACCGATTCGATCGGATACCTCCCCCTACCTTCGCTCGACTTCGTGACGTGATCGAGAGCGACGACAGCGGCACCGACTCGGGCGAACGATCCGAGGACCGTTCGCTGCCATTGAGCGATGTCGGTGCCGTCTCTAGGACTTAGCCCTTCGAGTTCTAGAGCGGCCGTCACACCGTCGGCGATGACAAGGTCAGGGGACCATTCCAAGTAGGGAGTGAGTCTGTGTGGCATGAGTGGCCCGGGTGGGCTTAGGAAGCGAACGTGGTCGGTATCAGCGAAGTCGTCGACATCGATCCCGAGGGCGTTGATTCTCTCGGCGAAGGTTGAGGCTTGATCTTCGAAGTCGAGAATCAGCAACCGGCCACCGGCCCGAATCACTTCGGTCCCGGCGACATAACTGACCCAAGACTTCAGCGCTTCAGTTTCACCGAAGATCCAGTGCGTTTTGCCGGCATAGAGCAGGGCGACTCCGTCACTTCGCCGAAGCCACCTTCCTTGCACTGGGTCGGCGTTGATTGCGGCACGGAGGTCGGCCGGCTCCCAGAGGGAGTCGATTTCCTCGGTCGGCGCCGGGTCACTGGCAGGAGCAAGAGAAGATTCGACAACGGAGTCGCTTAGTTGATTCTTGGCCTCTTCGATTTCGTCGACGATTCGCTGGACACCTTCGGGGTCTCCGTTCACCTGTGCAACTGCCCAACTGACGGTCTTCTCGAACTCACTGTCGATCCGAGTCGGATCGTCCATGACCTTGTCCCACCATTGACGAATGACGGCCAATCCCTCCGCGGCCGGATAGGCACCGGCAGCGACTTCACGGAGCGCCATCGGCACGGCTGTCACAAGGGTGTCGTGCCGACATTTCTTCTCGGCAATCTTGGAGATCCGGGCCGGCAGGTTCCCCAGGTATCCGGGTGAGATTTCGCCGGTGTGCTCGGAGATGAACTTGGCAACTGTTCCCGAATCAGCGGGTTCGAAACTTTCGCCGGCCGCAGTTACAGAGAACGCGGTCAACCATCCCCAAGGAAGGTCGGGAATCTCGTCGATCGGCCACGGTTCGTCGAGCACTTCTCCGGAGGCTTCGTCGATCCATCGATAAGGCCGGCCTTCGAGATGAATCGACGGTTTCGCCATGACGTACCGGTGATGGTGCTGGACTATCTCGATGGCCTTGTCGACCGAACCCTTGAGACGGGTTCCGTTCGGTATTCGGTAGAGACGAATACCGGAACCTTCGGATCGTGAGGTCGACATCATCGTCGGAGGCAATGCACCGTAGAGCTGGACTGCCTTAGCTAGTTGTTCAGTGGCACCCTTGTACGAATCGACATCAAGGCCTACGAGATCGCGAGGCAAGACGAGAGCGACATTGTCTCCTGGACGAGTTCGCTCCCATTCCGAAACTTTCTCGGGAGTAACTGTTCCTTTCCAACCGGTCGCACCTTTGAGGACGAGTTTCTTACTGTTGAGCGGAATCGGGACTGGTAGATATCCGGCCTTGAGATAACGACTGGCCGCGCCGCGGTAAATGTCGCCGGTCACGATTCGACCGCTTCGAACTTGTGGACCGTGGCAGCTTCGATCTCGACGACATAGCCGGTGGCCCGAAGCTTCTCGGCCCTCTCGAACACGAACCTTCGTTTGCCGTGGCCGTAGTACTTGACGTTGGCGGCATCGCGTCCCCATCGTGACCGGTACTTCCACCACCGGAGCTTGTAGATCTCGCCGGCCGTCGAGAGTTCAGGGCATCGCTCTTCGCTGTCGGCGTTTGCGATTTCGAGGGCGAGTTCGAGGGAGTCGATTCGTTTCCGGGCAGCGATCAGATCCCACCGGGCGGCAGCGTGCTCAGGAGTTAGCTCCATCGGGATCACCTGACCCGGTAGCGCGTTCGGTTGTTTGAGCTTCGATCCATTGTTCAATGGCTTCGACTCGACGTTCGAGCGCGTCGAGCCTCTGTTCGAACTTCTCGGCCGGCGTCATGCTGCCTTCCCCAGAAGGTGACGGAGTGCCGAGACTTGGCGGCCGGAGAACGGAGGAGCTTCCGAAGCAATCCGGGCAATCCGCTCACGAACGGCCGGATCGTCGGTGATCGGTTTCCGATTGATCCGTTCGCCATTCATCGGCCGGCCTCGATCAGGTCAGGAGCGCCAAGCAGGCCGGCGAGAGATGTGCGCACTCCTCGGGGTGGCACCGATACTCCGGCCTCCCAGTTCCGAACACTGGCAGCGGTTCGGCTTACGTGTTCGGCGAGTCGTTCCTTACTCATCGAGTGTGCTTCTCGGTGACGTTGCAGTGATTCCGCAAACGTCGGTACGTGTGCATCTGTCATGTGATCCCATTTCGGGTACTGCTGAGCGCTCGCGCTTCAGCGGATCAGCCTCGGGATCTGATGATCCGAAAGCTGAGGTTTCCGCATCAAGATTTCGAGTGCGGCCGTTACCCGAAACTTGAAGGCTTCCTTATTGGTCGCGAGTCAATTGTCCCACAGCAGTACGACAGAAGTAAACGATTGTCGTGAACGAATATCGCAATGATTATCGACGCCAAATACACAACCAACCTCAGCACACACCGACACACATGAGCGCACACGGACGCACATGAGCGCACACAATTTCTCAGTCGTTGCGCCACTCAATAACTACGCGACTCGGATCGAAACCCTTCGACCCCGGCGGCCGAGTTGCGCGGTTCACGGTCACGTTCATAACTGCTCGCACAACTTCGACCTTGCCGGCCAGTTCAAGCGCTGCCCACGCCGCGACCGGGTCGGAATCATTGAGAAGCTTTCGCGCTCCTCCTGGCACCCCAGCAAACCGAGCCGAGGACTCGGCTTCTTTGATCATCGGAAGCAATCGAGCTTCGACCCTCGAAAGCATTGAAGCGGAGAGTTCCCCGGACGCGTACTGAGTGGCTGCTTCGTCCAGTCGTTTCTGAAGTTCGGCTGAACGCTCGCGAGCCGCAATCAACTCGGCCGGCGGAGAGTCATCGCCAACTAGTTCCGAAGCGTCGTCGCGTCCGAGCCGTTCGAGAATGATCGAGGTGACGTACTCGTCGACGTATTCCTCCCCGATCACGTTGTGGTAGGCAGCGGAGCAGGCGTACACGTTGTATTGACGGTTCTTCCACCATTTCATCGTGGCGCCACATTGCCCACATCGAGCGACACCGCTGAGAAGGTGCGCCCGCTCTCGCTTCGAAGTGTTCTTTCGTGCTGGGTCGAGGAGTATGGCTTTCAGTTGCCCGAATGTCTCGTCGCTGAAGATGGCCGGCCAGTCTCCCGGGAACTCGTCCTCGACTTTGTTTCCCTTGTCGTCGACGTAGCGGTGAACACGTTTCGAAACGTAGGACGAATTGAGGAGACTTTCCCGAATGACAGTCCCGAGCCAGTTCGAGCCACCGGCGGTCTTGATCTCCCGGGCCGTGAAGTCGCGAGCGATTGCGTAGAGGGATTCCCCGGCAATGGTCCTTTCGGCCGCCTCCCGAATCACCGCCGCTTCTGTCTCGTCGATCTCCTGCCCGACTAGCTGCCGGTCGGCGTCGTAGATCCGCCGGTAGCCGTAGAGCCGCCGGCCGTGAGGCTTACCTAGCGCTGCTTGAGCCCTTGTCGTGCGCTTGATTCGTTCGGAGGTCTGACCCGACTCGTACTCGGCCGAGTTCGCATCATCAACGAACCGCTTCCGGTCGTTGGCTTTCACCATGTTGTAGGTGTCCCCGCGCCAACTAATGAGGACTCGACCTTCTTTGCAGATGTCCCGAAGTTCAAGGGCCACGTTCATTTCACGTGTGGCCCGCGAGAGTTCCCACACCACCAGTACGTCGAGGTCTCCACTGCTGAGCCTCTCGACCACCTTCGACCAACCCGGTCGGACCTTCTTTGCATAGGCAGAAGCTGAGCGGTCGTTGTCGTGGATTACCTCGGCAACCTCCCAGCCCTGTTCGGCACAGGTATCGCGACATTCGGCCTCTTGCTCCCTGACTGACCGGCCGCGCTTTCTGTCTTGGCTTACTCGGCAATAAATAAGGGCTTTCATAAGCACTCACTCTAACCAAGTTTGTCACCGCTGACAACGAGTAGGTGCGACAAGCCCGATGCCCTGAAATCGTCTTTGATCACCTCCGAAGCTCCTCGGTCGTCGCCGAGTACGAACCCACCGAACAGCGCGCGTTCAT